TTAGTGACTTGATTATCACCAATGGTTAGTACTTTGGTTAAACGGGCACTTGGTTGCGAACTTGATCCCACAATTATGGCCCCGTAGCTTTTTCAAACTGTTGTTGAATATTTGCATGACCATCGTTTGCTTGGCTGCTCGCGTTTTCCGATGCTTGACCATCAATTTGTTGTTGCTCACGTTCTGACTTACTTTTAACTTCAAGTAACTTGAAACTAACCTGCCAAATTTTTAAGTTTTCATCTTCATTTGCTTTAACGTCACCATCAAACTTTGCTTTGCGGATTTTATAAGCTTTAGCAATATTACTATTAACAGTGCGCACTACTCGCGCACCGTTTTCGTCTAATGCTTTAGAGCGGTCAATTAATTCTGTTAGCTGATCTAACTTGGTAAATGGTACTTTTGTAGTGACAGTTAAAACACCTGGTTTAACACCATCATCGCTAGAAAGACCAAACGAGCCACCGCCCGAAAGATCTTCACCCGCAAGTTGTACACCTGCGTTTACTTTTGTGTCAAAGCCTGGTACTTGCCAGCCATCAATAGAAATAGACATAAAACCAACATTTCATACGGTTAATTAAGCGCTTAAACTGTGCATAACGCACAACAGCAATATACATAGCTTTGGCTTTTATCTTACTAATGCCGCATTTTCTCAACAAACAATAAAACTGAATGTGTGCACGTTTTAATTTTTTCTTTAATGCAAAGTCATGCCATATTGCGGCAATTAAGCCATCACCAAAAGGATTGTGAAACCAACGAATAAACCAAAAAAGCGTAAAACCATCTGTTTTGAATGATTCGGGAACTATGCCATAAGGGGTGTTTAGTGGGCTGGTTAATTCAGCCCAACCGTTACCAATGAAGCGCAATTCAGGATTATTCAAAATGTTATTTCAGTATTTCAGGTTTTTCAGCGGGTAACGCATCAACAAAAACTTCGTCTAATTCTTCACTAGTAAACTGTTGTGTTGCTTCAAGACCAGGGCGTAAACGTTTATCATCAAGGTCAACATATTCACTTTTATCAATACGCATTAAATCAGCCTTTAAATCATAATTACCTTGCCCTGCTAACGTATCAGATAAAGCTAAAAGAATTGCGAATTTCCCATCTAAACGGGCATAAAATGCGGCAACTGTTATTTTTCTTTTTTTTGATTGTTGTGGAACTTTAATTAAAGCCATTATTTTACCCTTGTATAAATAGTTAAACCTGTTTGGCTGTCGATTTTTTCAACCGTTAAACCTACAACCTCAGCGTCTTGATATGTACTTGTTGTAGCGTCAGGGTATTTACTTATATCCGTTTCTACCACGCCACTTTTCAACCAAGTTTGACCGTTTTTAATATGTAAATCATCATTAGAAAGTAAGCTACACGTTGAATTAACTGTCATTATTTAACCCTCACGTAATAAGGTGTACCTGAATCACTGTCAATTATTTCTGCGCCAAAACCTACATGTTGCAGCACTGAATACTTTGTACATACATCATTAGATAAAACCCATAAATCAGTACCATCAAAGGTAATAGATTCACCGCTATTGATGCTGAATTTTTTCCCTGTGTAATTTCCAGCACTATCATATTGATAAACAGAATCAGTAAAAACACCTGTTACCCAAAAATGGGAACCATCCCAAGTAATACCGTCAATTCTACCGTCTTCATTACCAGCGTAAAAACTCACACCTGTATAGGTTCCATCAAAATTATACTGATGGACATTGTTATTTATCCATCCTGTAACCCATAAATGCGTATCATCAGAAGTAATACCATACGGCCTATCATCTTGAGCGCTTACGGAAAAGCTAACACCTGCATAGCTGCCATTTGAGTTATATTTAAAAACAGTATCGGTTGAATATCCAAGTATCCAAAAATAAGTGCCATCAAAATGAATGTCTGACACACCAGATGGTATTTGAGAATAAAAACTAAAACTCGTGCCTGTGTACACACCTAAAGCGGTATATTTAAATGCTTTTTGTTGAACCTGCCCAACTACCCAAAAATGAGAACCATCCCAAGTAACGCCCATACAAGATGTTTCTTGGCTAGCTGCACTAAAGTTTATAGCAGTAGGCACAACGTCACTTACTGTTGCATCTGGATACTTAGCTAAATCAGTTTCTACCACGCCACTTTTTAACCAAATTTTACCGGATAAATCACATACATCATCTGACAAATTAAAGGGAATAACCGCATCTATAGGGAGTTCACCACCACTTGATAAATATTGATTTGCTTCAACACTTGGCATTATGCACCCCCTGCGTTAATTACTTGCATGTGCCATTTAAGTGCATCAGTTTTAATTAATACAACGGTAAATGCTTTTTCAGCCATAGTTATGGTATTGCCAATATCAACATTTTTAGGGTCAATAATAATGCCAGCATCAGTAATAATAGTGATCAACCCAGCCAGTGCAGCTAAACGATTAATAACAACTTTATCGCCAACTTGAAAGCTTGATTCATCAAGCGTGAATGTTTTAGCTGCGACGGCTGTGCAATTAATTTCTGTTACTTTTGCTTCACGTACAGCGGTAAATGTTGCAGGGTTTTGATAACTTATATTTATTCTGGCTACCTCTTCAACAGTGGCGTACTGAAGGTTTGGCGAAACAAAAACATTTACATCTGTGTTTTGGTTTACGCGAATGGTGTATTTTAATTTAACTTGTGCGCCCCCGTTTTCAGTGGTTCTGATAGGGTATGACGCAGCAAGGCGAAAATAAGTATGGGCGAATTCAGTTTCGCCATACTTGGCAAAAAGCAAAAGTTCAACTGCATCAAAATCTAACGACGGTGGTACTGCCATATGTACAATGCGCTGGTTGCTGTCATTCGGGTCAACTTCATGACTTATTATTGATCCCTCTAATCTTTCGTTTACTAAAGCCGTTATGCTGCTATCCATCGGTGGGTATTCGCCGTTGGCATCTCCAACGACCACCCGTGTAAATTCCACTGGTAAAGTTAATGCTCTGGCTTGGTTTTCACCGGCTTGCCCTGAGGCTAACCAAAGTGATTCATTTTTAGTTGGCATAGAATGGTTGCCCCTCAATTTCTGTGATTAGTTGTACTGTGCTTAACCTATGTTTAATTGTGCTCATATCTTCAATTATTGGCACGTAGGGTTGCCCCTCAATTTCAGCCATTATTTGTACCGACCCTAGCTTGTACTGCTCAGCATTTACGCCTAAGTTAACGGTTATATAATATCTGCGACAAGTTAAACCGTATTGTTTAATAAGTTCTGACATTAATGCACTGCTTTGCAAGTAAACATCGGCAAAAACTTCAACCTCTATTTCATCCCAGTCAAGGTTTTCCAACCGTTCATTTACGTCAATATTTCCTAGCCCTAAACGGCTAAATATACGTTTTAATCCAATGGTGCTGCCTGCGTCTTCGCTGTTGGCTACTGCGTGCTTTACGCGTAATCGGTAAAGCTCAATGTCTTCATTTTCTAAACGGTTTATGCCACGTTCCCATGCCAAACAATCAAGTACAGTAATGCCTGCATCATCAGTCTTTAGTTGATCAAGCCACCAGAGCAAATAGCCCTCTATGGTTTGCCAAAACTTACGACATGCATTAGCTAAAGCGGTTGCATCAATACCGCTTAACCAACTAGGCAATTCAATGTTGCCGATAGTACTCATTGTTATGCCTGCTTATTCAAGGTAAGCGAGTCTATTACAGGTAACCAAAGCGCTGATTCAATATCATCATTTTGAAATTTCAATGATTTAAGGCTTGGGAAATTAGTATGTAGTTCGCTCGCTAATAAGCTAAAACTAAACGTACTGTTTACATTGCACACCGTTGTTTTATAAGCTGAGTTTTCACGAAATACCGCTCTAATAAATTGACCTATTTCGCTATTAATATCGGCTTCATTCGGGTGTAACCAATAATCTAAAATGATATTTTGCGCTTGCGTTGGTGTTGCAAATACTACTAAATCGTCGCCATTGCCATGGTTGCCACTGGTAATGTGATTATTTAGTTCACTGATCACCGCATCACTAATATTGCCTACGGCTAAATGCACATAAGCATTTGCACTACCTGGTCCACGTGGTGCGTTACGTTCAAATGCAATGTTGTCAGCTAAAATGCCCGGAAATTCACTAATAATTGCCCGGTAAACTGCATCAACGTGAAAATTACCCAAAGTCGCAAACTTATCTCTTATGCGCAACTTGTAATTATCATCACTTTCAATGTCTTGACCTGCGCTAATTAGCCAGTTATCTAAATTAACAACTGTTACGCCCTCAATTGGCTCTACAAAAGCATTGTAATAACCGCCTGTTAAGTTTTGTTCGGCACCATCTTTCAACGCTTCAACTAACGCTAATTGGCTAAGTTCGTCTACAGCAAATGTAGTGTCGTACAAGGTTTTAACCTGGTAAATAATATTGTTTATTGGGCTGCTTTGAATGATGGTTCCAGCCAGTATCACTAATTCTTCGCTGCCATCAACTCGCGTAATTTGCACATTGCCTTGTGATTTTAATGCAGTTAAACGTGTGGTATTACGTGACTCACCATGTTTATCTAGCCATTGACCCGATGCCGTTAAAACAAAAGTATTTGGCATAATATGCGACACAAGCAATTCCATTATTTGTAATACAGGGGTGCTAGCAATAGCTTTAATTAACCGCCAAAAAGGGCTAAAAGGGCTATTGTTTTCAACCACAAAACCTTGCTCTGTAACGACTTCATCCCACTTGCTCTTTACGCTTTCGTCAGTAGTAGGAATACCCGCATCAATTAATACTTGTTCAAAATCTTTTTTATCAGTCATTTAGCTTACTGCCTTTGTTTGCTCAAGCTGTCCGTATTCTTTAGTGTCAGCATTCACAATAATGTTTTTCTCAGGGCCATAAAATACTTGAATAGTACCTGGTACAAGTCTGTCGTCTTGCTCTACGACTAGTTCAACTTCGGTCAGTACCTTGTCAATACTGTTTTGATTTCTCTGGCCTACCAGCAAGAACGGTAAACCGCTTTCAAGTAATCGGTGCTTAATATCTTGCGCAATTACATCAGCTTTAGTTAGCTGTTTAGGTGACAACAAACTATCTAGCGATAAGTCACGGTCAATTACGTTTAAATCAACATGAATCATTAACCGGATAACTCCATTAACTGATCAAGGTCGCGATTAATATCGTCTGATTTCATCGTAATGTTATCTATAAATACTCGTTTGCTATTGTCGGTACTATTTGCATTGCTATTATTGGTAAAACTAGGTTGTGCTTGGGTGCGCTCAAGTTTAAGCCCGGGTAATTCAATTAGGTTATCTGGTCTTGCGGTTAAATCGCGAGCCTGTTTTGCTTGATTAGCTAAAGGTGCAGGTATAATTGGTTGAGTAAATGGCACTACGTTACTAGTTGCAGCTTGCGCAATAGTGCTAGGCATTGGCACCACATTAGACGGCAATGCCATTTCAAATGCTTCTTTATGGGTTAGTTGTGCTTTTATTTCTGGGCTATCGCCAAAACCAAAGAAGTCAGCAACCGCACCAGTAATATCTTTAACTAAGTTAATACCGCCTGATAACAGATTAATAAATTGCTTAATAGGCCATAACAAATCATTAAATATACCAGCCATAATACCGCCAAAGCTTTTGCCCGCTTCGGCAAAACCTGCTAATTCTGTTGAGCTAAAACCTACTTGCTCACCCATCCAAGAGAAAATATCACCAAGAAAAGAAAACGACTCAAACAGTGCGCCAAACACTTCACCAACAGGGGCGAAACCCTCGGTTAGTCCATCCCAAAAGCCACCAAAAAACGCTTTAATAGGTTGCCAATATTTATAAACAGCAACCGCCACACCTGCCACTAAACCAATAATGACGATAAAAGGTAAAGCCGCAGCGGCTAATGAAGCAACGAACGACCAAGTAGAAACGGTTGCAGCTTTAATTGCACCGCCTAGCATTGGTAAAATACCACCGCTTGCTTGTGTCATCATGTTAAAGCCGATAAATGCCATTTTTGCTTTTTTAAGCGAGCCAGTAAAAATACCTAATGTGAAGTTTTTAGCGGCAACAGCCTTAGTCCAAAGCCACGTTTTGGCAGTAGAAAACATAGTAATTACGTTAAAGCCTGTAAGCCTTGTTTGCATAAATGTTAAAACGGCTGAATAACCACTACCTACCATACTGGCAACCCTAACGCTAAACTCCCACACTTTCATTGCTGCTGAATATGTTGTCATTGCCATAGTTGACGCACCCACCATAATAGTGAATAGGCCACCCGCAGCAACAAGGCCAAGCATACCAACAGCGGCATAACCTAAATATTTTGTTAGGGTTGGGTGTTTTTCGGTAAATGAAACAAGGTCACGCCCAACATTGGCGAGCCATCCGGCAAATTGATTAAATACGGGTAGTATGGCTGTACCGAACGCGGCACGAACAACAATCCAGCTTGCACTTAATCGGTCAGTTTGTTGAGTCATGGCTGCTGCCATTGTTTCAACCTCTCCTAATCCTTTAGCTTTACCCAGTTTGTTAATTGAATTGTCAAGACCATCAATGTTTTTCAGTAATAATTGTATTGTTGCTGTAGCTTCACCAGAACCAAAGGCCCTAGTGACTTTGTCAATATCTGACTGTTTTGTTAAATCTCCAAATGCACCTTGTACTTTTCGTAAAATATCCACCATAGGTAATAATTTACCGTGACTATCTTCAAAGTTCATACCTAAAGCTTTTTGTGCTTTACCTGCTCCTGCTAAAAATGCCTTATATTTAGTGGCTGACTCACCACCAGCCATAGTCGCTTGTAAAGTTCCTAAGATTGCCATTTGTTCTTGAAGAGGAGCTGTCCCTGCCCCTGCTCCCAAGCCATTAAACGCGTCTGCCATTTTTTTACCGTCTGTTTTAAATGCCTTTACCGCCGCAGCGGTCATACCTGTTAACTCTTCAATCCACTTTGTTTGCCCCATATCATTAGCTTGATTTTGAAAAATGCCAAACATGGTGCCCACGTAATCGGTAATAGTTGCTGCATCGGCTTTAGTGGCTTTAGCTAGTAAGTTTGACGACTTGGTAAATGCGGATAAGTCTTTTCCGTTTATTCCATCAATTGATGATTGAATGGCATAACCTGAACGAATAAATTCATCGGCAGCAACACCATATTTTAATGCAAAGTCATAAGCCGTATTAGTTAGTTCTTTTAAGGCTGAATCACGTACGCCAAGCGATTTAACTTCACCTAATGCTCTGTCAATATCAAGCGCTGGCTTCATAGCGTTACTTAATGCATAACCTGCACCCACAACACCACCCAAGCCCGACGCCATTTTCATAGTGCCTGCTTGGTAGTTACTGGATAAGCCATTAAACTGCTTGCTTATCTTAGCGATAGGCTTAGTTA